AAACCGAGCAAAATTACCACCAGACACTGGGACAACCGACGCTGGGACAACCGACATTGGGACTCCTCCGTGAGAATATTTTTGATATTTTTTACCTTTTGAGAAATCCCGAGCAAAATCACCACCAGACATTCCTTTCGGCTCTCCACGTTTGCCTAAAAAGGGCGTCTGGCGTTTGGCGTGACCTCGTTCATTCTCATCGTCTAAATAGATTGCCTCGTGACTGGCGAGACGACCATTGCTAACCAATGCTCCACCCGACATACCACCTCCGCCTGAATTTCCACTATAAATAGCCCCTATACCTTCAACGGGCAATGAAAACTGTCGCATATTATTATCCGACCCTTCTCCTTCTCTCACTTGACCGAATAACAAATCGTGTCTAAATATATTCGGCTGAATATCATTCGGCACGTAGAATTTATCCTTGACTAATTGTATCTGAAAGATACGGTTTAATAATTCTCGGTTCTCCCGTGTGTCTAAATTGGCGTTATAGTTGTGAATCATTATATATATTAACAACTATATTTTTTATTTTCGTGTAGGCATTATTTTCTATTCTTTAAAGTTTGAGAGTCGGATTACTACAAGGCGAGTTAAGACCATATACGGATAGAACTTGAAAATTTATCACACTGAAATATTTAGCAGTATCTGCCAACGCCAGAGCCAATATAACCAGAACCCACATTAATACCACCAGACGGCATTGCGAGAGGAGAACCCATCGCACCTTTCATTCCGACTCGGCGAATCATATTTTTAAAAGCACCAATGTTACCCATCTTACCACCCACCATTCGGGTATATTCGGGGATTTCCACAGAAGGAACATTAGCACCAGTAGCCGTATCAACCACCATCTGGCGGGTAAGAATACCCGTATAGACGGCAGAAGACCCAGACTGATTCACCATTATACCACTATTAGCAGTGATAATTACTATCTCGGGTGTGATTTCATCGCCAGGTGTAGAACCGTTGCTGTAAGGGTTCGTAACATTGAGCGTAATCTGAAAGTTGAACTGTCCTATCGAGCCACTACTCAACATCGCAGGTAATGATAGGCACTGGCTCGGTGCGAGAACCAAAAGAGAACCAGTCGTGGATAGAAGAACACCGTTTCCAGAAGCATCGTTGTTGGTGGCAAGACCGCTGAATTCCAAGAAAGATTGGCTTGAACCAGCCTCGCAAGAAAGTCTCCACAGGTCGTAATTTGTGGCGGTGGAGAGGAGTCCGCTCTGGTTGTTGAGCGAAATCTGAACGCTGTTGATTCTGAAAAAGGAATCACTGTCGGTTGTCGTCTGGGAGTTCATCGGCTTTCGGACGACGATGATGAACTTATCTGGGATTTGGTTGAGTTGAAGATTCGCACTGGTAATAGAGGCGGATTGACCCTCAATAAATTTCGTGGTAGAGGTGGTCAGGTAGCGAGGGTAGGACATATAGGGGACGACCGAACGAGAGGGAATAAGGTCGGTTGATTGGGTTGAAAGGAAGTTGAGTAGCAACTCGCACTGTCCCTGAAACGGGTTGCTGTTACCACCAATGTATGTTCCAAGTCCAACAGCGTAAGTAGTAGCAGACGCAGTGTTGGCAGTTCGCCACATACGCTGTCCCGAGTTGAGTTGGCAAACCAAGTTGAGGGTGTTGATGCCGACAAGTCCTCCCAAGTTGTATTCGGGGTTGGCGAAGATAAAGGGCGACAAGAAAATAGGCTCAATGAGGTCATACGACATCTGGGCGATAATGTAGTTACCCACAGCGAGAAGCGTTGCGGGGGTAGAAGTTACTTGTGCCACATTGGAAGAGTTATATTGCGTGATAACACACGTTTTGAAAGGGAATGCTCCACGAGGAGACTGGCACACGTCGTAAGAAGCGTTATTAAAACCCGCCAACGGGTTATTGTTAGCAAGAACAGCGTCGGGGTAATTAAGGTAGGCTTGGTCGGGAAGCGTGGGAGTGCCCGAATTCCAACGGTAGAGTTCTCGGCTGTCGTTCATACGAAGCAACTGGGGGAGAATATCGCTAATAGTCTCTGAAACGTTGGTGTTGTTAATCTGGGACGAAAGAGTATTCATCAACATTGTCAGGGGGAAAGGAGCAAGTGAGTCCGTCGCTCCCAGAGAAAAGGCTGGGACTCCGACGGTCGCACCGTCAAGTCTTACGTAGAAAGTGAAATTGGAGGCTCGGATTTGAACCTCACGATTCACTACGATACTCTGCGAAGGCACTTGGACGTTGAAGACAATACTGCTATTGGTGGCGGATACTGCCTGAAATTGCTGGAACGTAGAGTTACTTGCCCCCTGTGTAACGGCATATACCTGCTTATCTGTGATTTGGCTCAACTTTGGGTCACGCAACAAACAAGTTGTGAAGTCTGTCATTATATATATCACCCAAGAAAAGAAAATTCTAAACAATCGTCCTAAATATCTATTCTCAATCCTCCATTCCGTAAATTGCCGAAACTTTGGTGAATAGGAATTTGACCGTCGCCGTTGCCCCCGACGCCAGATAAAAGGGAGTCAAGTTCCCAAGTCTGTTCCTCCAAAATACGGAAAGTTGAATATTGCTTAAAGGACTTGTCCCCGTGAGGGAGAGTCGGCGATATTCAGCCGTTGGACTATATTGGATATTCGGTTTATAACAGAGTTCGCCACTCTCTAAATCAGTCAAGACCAATTGGAAGTTACTATTGTTCCCGCTGGTATTGGAAAGAATGTTTCCTTCTGCGAATATCAAAGGACTTGACAGTTGATTCGGGACGACGGGGATAGTAGAGGTCGTGAATACGACGGCAGCGACAGGACACCAATTCTGAATCGTAGAGTATTCCTGAAAGACTTGGAGGAACTGATACCCCTGAACTTGGGGAGGGACGGGAACTAAAACTCCGTTTGTAGGATATATAATCAAGTTGCTACCTCCGAAACTACTTGCGAGTATTTGAAAGGTAGCACCCAGTGGAGCATTGTAACTTATTAGTTGGGCTGGGAAACTGCTAAACAAGTTGAATAGAGGAGCGTTGAAGAATAACTTGACCGCATTCGGATTCACGACTGGCGGACTGACTGTCTGGTCGTAAGTGTTAAATAAAGGCGACGGTAAAGCCAAAGAACAAGTCTGGTCGTCAGGATTGAACTGTATAAAGGGAGGGACATTTCCGATGATTGCGGTAATTTGAGGTGCGGTATATCCCGCCGTTTGAAGTTGGGTTTTCAAACCATTAAAGCATTGAGCCATTGCGACGAGAACAATATTACACCACCACGTGAAGGAATAGCAAAAATAATAATCGGTGCTGTCGCTCTGTAAGTTATTCGTAGTCAAGGAAGGAGGCGACGGGACTGGTGTAAGCGTGTTCTGGGGATTCCAGTTAAGAAATGTTTGCTGGGTATAGACACCGCTAACCAATGGTGGAGGATAAACACTTCCCGAAATATCTACTGATAGAGAGACGCTATATACCGTAAGGTCTGGGTTCGTATTCAAGTTGCCACTGGAATCGTAAATCTGGATGACAGGAATAAATATAGGAAGCGTTTGGGTCTCCAACGAGAACCGAACAATACTCAAATTATATTTACCAGTGTTTGATAGAACAGGACTATTTCTATTTTCGTTAAAGTTAATCGGGATGGGAGGAGTTCCTGCCGATTTTAGATTTGTAACAATCAAATCAAGATAAACGTTATCGGGGTCTTGTGGAACATTGCTAACTTTACTCGTGTTGATTCTACTCATTATACACTTCTAATGAGATTATTATATTTCTAAATATGTTGCGGTAGATAATATCGTGTCTATATGCTTATAATGGATATAGACACCAATTATATTCTGGATTTTTACTTGTAGAAATCTAATAATATAAATAATAACTGAAAATAGGTTATTAATAGGTAAAATTTATAAATTTTACCTTGTAAATGTGTTGTAATAATATAAAAATACATTTTATATCATATTTAGATTATTACTTTGGGAAAATCTATTATAGAA